ATCTTTCTTACCTTCTTCGATGTCAATTTGATCACCGACTTCTACATCGTTCTCTTCAAACCAACCTCTGTTTACTTCCAGAGCACAGAGAACTTCTCCATCAGAAGACACTGGAGTCTCCTCAAGTGGTTCTAATTGTTTAATACTCTCGATTGTTCCATCTTCTCTGATGAAAGCGATATCAAGAGGAATTCTTGTTTCAGACATATGGAATGACTGCTGTGCAGTCTCATCAAAAATGAAAAGCATTCCACTATTCTCTTCGAGACTTTCACGGAACATCAGTCCCAGATTGAAATCTCTGATGTTATTTGGGATTTCAATGTTGAGTGGCAGAGTTACAAACTCCGTGCTTTCTTTTACAGATTTCATTTTAGGTTTATCCGTTGAAACATATGTGGGTTTTGCTGCTCCTGTCTTTTGTGGTTGACCTGGATCAGCAGCTCTCTTTCTTCTCTGAGCAGACTCTCTTTCTGATTTGCTCATGCTCGCTCTCTTAGCAGAAGACACACACTTAGGTGTTGACTTCTGACCTGGTTGGCGAGCACAGGGTTTACCTGATACAACTTGTACCCAACCTTTTTTACCATCTTTTGATCTGGACTTGCCAAACCAATCACGAAGGCCCTCTTCACTCACGGTGCCACCATTTCCGTTGCCACCATTACCATTTCCGTTTCCGTTTCCATTACCATTGCCGTTACCATTCTTTTTGGTATCGGTCTCATCATCTACAGAATGACCATTCTCTTTACGAAGATATCCGGCACGACCAACCACCTTGAAACCCTTGGGGATTGGTTTACATTTTTCATCTGTATAGCAGTAATAATATCCTGCTTTACATTTTCCGTTCTTCTCTTCGTTCATCTCTTTAGTCTTTTTCTTCATGGAGTTAATGAACTTTCTATAAACCGCTGCTTCTGAAGTCTTTCCCATTTCTCTTGCTCTCTGTTCCATAGCAACTGCTGCCTGGATTTTGTGAGCATGAGATCTTGATGAATTGCGAATCTTAGAAACAGATGCTTTAGCGGTTGCAACATCCTTAAATCCAAGTCCATGAATCGTACCTTTTGGATTCTCATCCGTATAAAGGTCAGAGTGTTTTTTGGAGTTTGCTGGTTGCCCAGGTTTTCTTGGAATACGAGGGTTGCTCATTTAGACTTTTTTTTACGACCAGCACAATGTGCCTTTTGTGAGAATCCTTTCGGATTAGAGCAGTCAATACTCTTTTTATATTTATTACTCCACTCCTCTTGAAATTGTTTAAAGGTTTTCATAATCCAATTATGGTTAATGGATCAGAAAACACTGTTGCCACACCTGTTGTTGTGTCTAACTGAACTCTATTGCTCTCTAAATTTAAACGAGTCATATTGCCTAGGTCAGTTCCATCACTGGAAATACCCACTTGACTAGATCCGTTGACTGAACTTAAAAGTCTAGGCATTAGTTTGCAGTCTCCAATACTGAGAGAAGAATTTTAAGAGTTGTTCCTGCGCCAGCACTCGCTGTAAATGAATCGTTTGTTTCTAAAACTAACTTTCCATCTAAAGGAATGTATGCATCATTTACGGGAACATTTGCATCATTGATGATTTCTGTTTCTGTTCCAGACCTTACATGCTTACATGTAACTGTTGTTGCTGAAGAACCATAGTTAGTGACATGAGCATACAAAATGATGCCAGTATATCCTGCAGGTGCAGTGTAGATTGTCTGATCATCTGTAGTCAAAATCGCAGTTTCAGTTTGAAATCTGTTAAGTGCTAGTTGTGCCATTTAACTGAGTGCTAAGATAAAGGGTGTTATTTCTGAGAACAAACTCTTGGAAAATGCTCTTCCACTGATAGTTCCTGTTGCTTGGTTGATCTGGAGATCATCACCGATTCTAAAGTTACCTGCTTGGTCAGTGCTGGTATATATTACTCTTCCACCATTTTGACTTACAACTTCATTTGCTTGTATTGTAACTCCACCTCGTTTTGGTGTTGCTAAGGTAATTGTATTACCAGAACCAATGTATTCAAATGTATGAGAACTTGCAACGATCTTACTTTGTTGGAAGAAGTAAGCAGTAGAACCAACCCCAACCGTATTAATTAAGTTTTCTGCAAGTGTTAATGTTGTTATTCCAGAAACGATGGGAGTAGCACTATTTATTGTGTAATAGGTATCTGCCATATTTGCTGTGGCAGTCGCTGTATTAATACCACTTTGAGGTCCAGAAATCGTGATAGTAGGAGCACTAGTATACTGACTTCCACTACTGATAATAGAAATCTCAGTAACAGTGCCGTTTTCAATACTAGCAAAAGCAGAGGCAGTTTCTCCACTCGGACCAGTGGGTGCGTCAATTGTTACTGTTGGTGCTTGAGTATATCCAGTTCCACCAGAACCAACACTAATAGTTTCAACAGACTTAAATAGTTGATCAAAATACACTACCTGACCATCGTAAGGTCTGGTAGTTACTGCCCCAACGTTTATGGTAATGTTGTCTTGAGCCGCAGCAGCAGAAGCAGTCACAATCCCAGTAAACTGTTGAGGACTGACACCATCAGCAACTAATCCCAGAGTTCCAAAACTACAGTTACTATTTGCTAGATCTGCCTGAGCACCTTTATGAACGGTGATTGCTTTATCGCAGCAAATTGTAAAAACAGAAACTAATTGAGCATATCCCTCATTAGTAACTGCAACACCAACACCACCCTGGTTATATTGAGTGAATGCGTCAACATTCATGGATTTAGTTTTTTCTGCTAAGTTTCCATCAATGTAGATACCTGTTCCTGTGGTGGTGTCACTCGTACAGTTTTGTATGTACGGACCTTTCCATTTACCACCACCGACGTTAGTTGCTATGCCAGTTGGAAAAGCAACAGCAGCAGCAGGAGCAGTATGACCTGAGAAAGTTATGTTTGCAAGTTTACATGCTTTATTGACGTGGAAAATGTCGCTTGTTGGTGTGCTAGGCAAAACTTTGACAGTTCTTAAATCATCCCCAACAACAGCAGTGAAAGCAGGGAGTGTAATCGGGTTTGCCTCTACATAGTTACCCGAAAGAACTTTGATTACTGTGCCCGATTGAGCGATGGAAACTGCACTCTTAATCGTAAGTTTTGCATTATCAATAGAAGTTCCATTATTAGAATCACTACCATCCTTTGCAACGTAGAGGACATTAGGTGCAGAGTTAATACCACTAGCACTAGCATCGATGCTTACATTGTCACCAAGGATAATTGTAGAGTTGGTTACAGTAACAAGTCCAACAGATACTTTATTACTATCACCATCAATCGTGACAGAAGCAGTACCAACTGTTAAAACACCAACAACTCTTGCATCGCCTTGCACTAAAAGTGCAGTTGTTGCAGTTCCAGTATTTACTTCAATTCCACTTCTAAATGTGCTGAGTCCAAGAGAGTCTACGTTCTTGACATCTTCGTAGGTGATAGTTCCGGCAACATTTACATTACCAGTCGCTTCAATGTTGCCAACAACATAAAGTGCTACATCTGACTTAGCAGAAGTAGTTGCAATACCAACATTTTTAGTTGTGCTAACACCGATAGTATTTGATGCCCACGTTCCCCCAGCACCTACAGATCCTTGAATCGCTGTACTAGCAATACCAACCCACTGGGAACCGTTGTAGATCAGCAGTTCATTTGTGCCTGTAGTTTGATCAAAACTTACATCATCCAGGTCCTTGATGAACCCAGCACCACCGCCACCAATGGTAGAGATCTGTTGTTGGATTCTATTGATGAATAATCTGTAGTGACCAGCAAGGTCATCAAGAGTCGCAAACTTTTGATCCATTGGTGTTAATGGATCTGCTTGTCCTCCTACAGATTCTTTTTCTTCTGGTGGTTCGTTTAGTAAACCCTCTTGTAAATCCTTGAACTCTTTCTGTTCAGTCTTGATTGTTTTAACGAGTTTGAACAGTTCTTTGATGTCAGTCTTTACATGACGAATATCATCATCATAATATTTTACCTCTGGTAAAGATGAGATCTCATTTCTAAGATCTTCAAAGTAGTCAAGCAATAACTTATCAGTCTTTACACTATTCTCGTTAAACTCATTGACCTTCTTGTCAATAGATTTCTTCAGTGAGTTGTATTCACCAAGAATCTGCTTTTTGAGTTTACGGTCATCGTCCTTAAACTCTTTATGATATTCCCAGATGCGAAGAGATGACTCACGCATCTCTTTCCAAATCTTATCTTTCTCTTCTTTTATCTTTGCCTCAATTTCTTCAGATTTAGTATCAAGTTCTACTTTTGCTTCAAACTTTTTCTTATCAATATCTTCTGAGAGTTCTTTAAGATTATAATTAACACGCTCTCTTAAGGTATCAATATGATCATTGACCTTAATAAAATCATCATCAATGACACTGAACGTCTTTCCGATCCATGAGAAATCGGGGACTTCATTGACTTCGTTTACCCACTTAGGAAACTTGGGAATAGACGATTTTACAGCATCAATTGCTTCACAGATTGCCGCAATCTCAGCATCATAATATTTTACTTCTGGTAGATTTGTGACCTCTGTTTGAAGAGTGTCAATTCTATCTTCAATAGCATCTACCTGCTCATCGTAATACTTGACTTCAGGAAGATCTTTGATTTCATTTCTTACAAGATCAATCTGTTCGCAGATTGCTGCTACTTCATTTTCATAGTATCTTACTTCTGGAATCTCTGGGAT